AAGATGACTTTGTAGAATGGCATATCGATAAAAGGCCTGAAGAATATTGTATCAATGCATCAAGAGTTAATATTTTTTTGACTGGTAAATCGTACACAACATTTAGAGATGGTGATCACTGGTATGAACAAGCTATTGTAAATGTAATGGGAGCTGAACATAAGTATGATAACAGAGGCCTAGGTGATAGAGTCATGTTACAAATTGGGATAAAAGGTATTTCACATAATGAGTTATGTAGAAACATTTTACAAAAAGAAATCGAGTGATCTCGACTATCTATTCGATGTAGCATCTAAATATCCAAGCAATCGATTAAAAAATAACTACAAAAAATTTAATCAAGACTATATTGCTGCAAGCATAATATATGATGAAAATCCTATCGGTTTTAGTCTATTGCAGGAGCGTGACATATTCAACGGAATGGCTCGGTGTTTGACAAGGTTGTTCTTTCCTGCTCCACAAACAAAATCTTTGATGAATGATAACTATAAGTATAGTGATGGCTTAAGACCAGAAATATATCAGATGCTAGATCAGCAAATTATACTAGGAAATAAGCTTGGAATAAAAGACTTTTTTATATCACGTGAAGATAACAAACCTCTGATAATGAAAAATATTTTTGATGGAATGATAAAGAATGGTTACGATTGGAACATCGATACGGAAAGAAAGTATAGAGTAATAAATGAGAACTATCAATGGATCATTTGGACAGGAGACAACTTACTTGATCAAAGTCCAATTCAAAAATAGAAATCTTAAATAATATTCTATCCTTGTCACCGTTAATTACACTATGCATTATGGATGTATTGAGCAATGCCTGTTTATAAGTATACTCACCACTTTCAAATATCACAGGTGCACCATCACCGTTCAACAAAAAATTTATAGAGCACTTAGTACCTGAGTCAATATGCATAGGCAATGTAGTATTTGCTTTTAATCGGTAAAATCTACCATCAACTTTACCGGGTATATTATACTTATTCTTAAAGTCCTCAACATAAGATTTTACAAGTTCAGATTTAAGATCTTTTAAACGTATCACTTTCCAGTAGTCTACAGACTTTCCACCACGTGCATAGTCTCTTTCATTATGCTTTATGCTATAGTATTCTTTTAGAAAGAGATCATAGTCAAAATCTATATTAGTTAATTTTAACATTGTTTAGCGCAAACCTCAGTAAACGTTTCTTTCCGTTCATTGTTCCATCTCTTCTATGACATAATCTCTTATTGTCATAAATTATGAGATCACCGGTTTTGTATTCATGAGTTGTAATATACTTATCCTGATAGCAGTGTTCTATCAGTTCTTCTCTTTTTACAGAATCTGTGTATGCTTCACTAAAAAAGAAATACTCATTGTCCTGTATTAAATCGTGAAAAGCATGACTTCTCTTGTACAATCTTTCTTCCGCTTTACTACTAAAATCACATGGATGATCTGGATTTAACTCAAAAAATTTCTTAACGCTGTGTTTACATTTCTCTTGAACTTTTAGTTCTTCGGGTGCATCTTTATATGCGGCTGCCATATCACAGAACTGTATGGCACCAGCATTCTCAGCTGTAACACAATAAATCGCTACGTGTGAATGTACGTCGGGTAAATATCCTTTGTCATGGTGCCAAGGTAAATCCATCTCAGCACTTAGTGATTCTTTTCTAATTGGATACTCAGTCGTTACTTCGACTACAAGTGCGCCATTATAATCCTGTGGAATAGGATCACCAAATGTTAGTATCCACTCTTCTGGTGGTCTAGCATCATAAAAATTTTCATGTACTTTTAGCATCTCTTTCAAACTCTGCTTTCTTCAATTTTATAATTAAGTCTTTCATATCGTTAGTCCACACTTGATTATTCAAGCCTTGTTTCTCTATGAATAAGTACTTGCCAAAAATTTTATAAAACAAGAAATAATCATTGCCAACATCAAATATTTTATTTACGTGTCTTTTAGTATTTCCTAATTTTAATTTGCTGATATTATTTATGCATATTTTTTTATCGGCAGTTATTATAGCATCTTCCAATAAACTTCCATCATAGTATACACACCACTTTGATATATCGTTTATATACTTCTTTGATTTTTTGTACAATTCACTTTGCCAATCATGTGTAATAGTATTATGACAATCAATCAAAAAATCTACGTCTTCATTTATGTCACTTAGGAATAACAGAAGGCTGTCGCCCTTGTTGTCTAAATCAACAAAGCTCAAGTCATTTATAAGTTTTTCTTTGATAGAATCAAACACACCATACATATTTTTTATATTCTTCTCGAATTTCATCGATATTCTCTATGTAACTTTCATAGTCTATGTTGAGCTTATTGAAATTATGTATATTTTGATTCCTAGGTATGTTAAAAAACTCGTATAAAAAATCATCGCTTAAATCTTCATAATATAATTTATTTGCGTTTGTCAACTTATTTATGAATGTTAAGTTATCAAAAGTCTCACTTATCTTATTTTCAAAATTTTTTAACACTATCTTATTCTTGATTTGTTCGAATAAATTTTTCCTAGTTCCATCATTTCTATCATGAGTGTATTGCCAATTTGTCACTTCCTGTATTAATCTACTCAAACAACACTGCCACATATTTTTACGAACCAGAGTTATAATATCATAGTCTTTTATAAAATTATTAAAAAGTTCTGTATGTAACTTTATTTGAGATGGTATTACTTTTAGACTGTAGTTTTTGCCACATCTTTTTTTGTCGATAAGAAAATCAATCTTTTCGTCAATAGAAGAAAAATCTATGTCATGTCTATTTCGAAATTCTTCCCAATAAGCTTTTTGGTCATTGTCTACTGTTTTTAGTGAATGTATTCTTTTATGAAAACCTGGTCCTAGAAATTCTGATGGACTTATTTTTTCAGCGTTATGATACAACATATTGTGTTGATGCATATACTTATAAACCCACGTAGATCCTGATCTTTGCAATGGAATAATTATTTTCATTTTAAGTGCATTTTTTCCTTTACATTACTAAAAAACTGTGGTATAATATATCTATAAAATGAAAAAAGAGGAGTTTTATAATGACTTATTTTGAATTTCAGAATCCAGATCATAATGATACTTGGAAATTTATCATTGCATTCTGTATGACACAGCCTGAAGGTACAAGCCCAAAAGATCTTAAGCGTATGTTGACTGAACAGTTCGGTATTGTAGCAAGCGAGACTGCTTGTGCATTAGCTGCAATCAGATTCTAGGAGGTTATTATGGGACAGATTATTCTAGGTATCATCTTCATGTTTGCTATGGCATCACTGCCAATCTTGTTATTCATATGAGTCACGCAAGCGAAGTCATAGAAACCAAAGGCCATCACTTGGTTGGTGTCCGTTGGCCCGTTATTGGAAGTAAGGGAGATAAGTATTATGTCGAAATGGTCAACTACGGATTTGAGTGTGATTGCATTGCATTTGCAAAGTGCAAGCATATCAAAGAGGTCGAGAAAAAAATCACTAATGAGTGCATTTTTTAGTTTACTTTTAAAGAAAAGTATGGTATAATAGATCTATAAAATGGAAATGAGAGGAATATATAATGTTAAATTCATCACAAATGTCTAAGATTCAAAGCCTGTTTATTGAAGCAAGTGATATGCAAATGCAAGAAATTGCTCAAATGTTCAATGATGCTCGTAGTATCAAAACAGCTCGTGCTGCTAGGGCTTTCAAAGTTGGACAGCATGTATCATGGACCGGTCGTAGAGGTGCCATGTCAGGTAAAGTTATCAAGGTTCTTAAAAAGAATATTCGTGTTAAAACAGAAGCAGATGGCATTTGGAATGTTGCTGCATCATTATTGAAAGCTGCTTAAGGAGATATATAATGGCACATGAAGTAGAAACAATGGCGTATGCCGGTCAGGTTCCGTGGCATGGTCTAGGTGTACCAGTCAGCAATGACTTAACACCAGTTCAAATGATGGACAAAGCTGAACTCAATTGGAAAGTTCGTGAAGTCGAATCATTTATCGAGTTTGACGGTAAGCGTATGCCAACCGGTCAAAAGTCTCTGGTCCGTGAAACAGACGGTAAGATCCTGACTAACGTTGGTGAGAACTGGAATCCAGTGCAGAATGAAACTGCATTTGACTTCTTCCATGAGTATGTCATGGCTGGCGATATGGAGATGCATACTGCTGGTTCACTCAAAGGTGGACAGATGGTATGGGCTCTGGCTAAAGTCAAGGACTCATTTGAGATCCTAGGTGGTGATCGTATTGACTCATACCTTCTCTTCTCAAATCCTCACCAGTATGGTAAGGCAATCGATATTCGCTTTACTCCAATCCGTGTAGTATGTAACAACACTTTGTCCTTGTCACTTGACAGCAAAAAAGATAACTCTGTGAAGATGGGACACCGTGTAGAGTTTGATGCTTCACAAGTAAAGCGTGCTCTTGGTATCGCAAAGGATAAGATGGAGACATACAGCGATATGGCTAGCTTCCTTGCAGGTAAAAGATTTACGCAAGACTCTTATATCGAATACCTCAATGCTGTCTTCCCACGTACCGCAGACAAGCGTGTACAGGGTAAAGGACTCTCGGTTGATACGCTATCACGTAATGCTAAGATTGCATATGACGTGTTGGAAACTCAGCCAGGTGCTGAATACGGTGAAGGCTCATGGTGGCAGGCATTCAATTCAGTAACGTTCATTACAGATCATGTACAAGGACGTAATTCTGATAATCGCTTGTATTCATCATGGTTCGGTGGAAATCAAGTAAGAAAGCGTGATGCACTAAAGACTGCAATTGAATATGCAGAAGCAGCATAATGAGAGCTTTCTTTGTTATGATAATAGTGGTCTCTATGAGTGGTTGTACCGCCATAGAGACTTCTAGTCAGTTATATCAAATGTGTAAATATCAGGACAAGTGTCCTATTGAAGTAGTTGGTAATTGGTTAAGTGGAGGATGAGATAATGAACTTATTAGCATTTATATTGCTTTATAAGACAGTGGAAGCAATCACAACTTGGGATGGCATGATGTGTGTCAGTGGGTGTGGATGATGAGAGAGTTTATATACAATAGTTGGAATGCTGTGATGGATGACAAACGAAATCCACTCAGCAATATTCCAGACCTGCAAGTACGGCACTTAGTAATGCAAGTATTGGCTTGGATGTGGTGTATAGTGTTTGCATTTTTAATCGGTAGTTGGACAGCATTTGGTTTTAGTGTGCTTGCACACGTTATTTTACTTGGAGCTATTGCAGTTACTGTAGGAACTTTTGAAACAGCTCGACGAGCTCCACAATATTTTGGTGGACTTGGACGAGGACAAGGTGGAGAACACGAATGAGAAGTGTAGATAGAGATGTCAAGGCTATGGCACAAGGTATGAATGTTATAGATAAACAAATCGATATTTTAAGTGGCAACACTAAACTTCGCAAAGCAGAACGCATGAGACTTGAAAGATTGAATGCAGTAAAACAGCAATTGATCGATCATCCGAAGGATTGTGCAAAGTTAGTAAAGGTACACAATGAAAGCACATAGTATAGATCAAACAGCAGCATGGGCTAAGAGCTGGAACGTGAAAGGATTCGAACATCTCTATCCTGAGAATCGTGAAAAGGCTCGACAGCAGGCGATTAAACAAAATAATGAACGTAGGAGAAACACTGAATATAAAGACAGATAAAACGGAGCTTAGTAATGAAGTGGATTATTACTTGGTATAAAAAATGGTTGGCTAAAAAAGAAGCAGCTGTACCTAAGTATTTAGGACGTAAGTAAAGAGAGCCGGTCTATCCGGCTTTTTTTTAGTTTACTTTTTGTATAAATAGTGGTATAACAAGACAAGATGGAGAATCATGTGTTAAGCTTTAGAACATACGATATGATAAGGGAGATGGCTGCCGTGAATGTTGCAGATTTAGATATGAATTTTCTGAACAGAGCTCAGAAAGTTACATCATTTAACTTAAAACCCACAGACTTTCAATCAACTAAGTATAAAGCTGAGATTCAACACTTGTTTGGAAGATCTTTTTTTCCTAACTTTGATTTAAGTCAAACGATTAAAGGTCAACCTAACCTCAGAAAACTAAATAGTTTAATTGATCAGCTTAAGAGAGAAAGCATGCGAAACTATAATCGTCTGCATTTTTATAATCTTAAGGGTGTAGGACCGGGCGAAGCAACTCTATACTTTCTTATGGATGATGCTGACTTAGGTGGAGGTGGATCTGCAGGTGTAGACCTCGTAGTTGCAGGTAGCAAATACGAGATAAAAGCTTGCTTAGTTTCTAGAGATGGTTCTTTAAGTGGATTTAAGCTTGGTGGCACCGCACCTGTTGGACCACTTGTATCTAAACTCGTAGAGTTTAAAGAGCAACTTGGATTATCTACTTCGGGTAAAGGACAAAATGAAGTTAACGGTTCGCAGATGGCAGCAATTCAAAAGAAGTTTCCAAGTGAATATGCTAAAATTGAAGCCGATTATGGTCGTATAGCTGGTAGGTATTTTGGTAGGACACCAGTAATCTTCATCAATAATAACGCTAGTGATAAAGTAGATCCTGAAGATACCGCAGAAAAAACAAGACTTTTAAGTTCTAATGCTGGTGGAATTGTAGCAATTAAGAAAGTAACTCCACGAAATATTAAGATGCAAGTTGCAACACAAGGTACACTTAAACCAAAGATAAAATTCTAATGAGATTTAACGATTTTATAACTGAACAAAAGAATACTCATATGACTCATATCGAGGATAAAGTAGTCTACGGTGGAGTCAAAGGAACAAGAGACGCGATCATGGCATTGCGTTCTCTCAGAGATATGCTAGGAGGCGTACATGATGGAAATGTTAGTGTCAAATGGGATGGTGCTCCTGCTGTGTTTGCTGGGATTGATCCTAGCGATGGTCGATTCTTCGTGGCGAAAAAAGGGATCTTTAATAAATCTCCCAAAATATACAAGAGTAATGCTGATATTGATGCTGATACTAGTGGCGATCTTAGTGCAAAGCTTAAGCTCGCTCTACAGTATTTACCTGAGCTAGGTATTAAAGGAGTTGTCCAAGGTGATTTTCTGTATAGTAAAGCGGATCTTAAAACACAAAAAATCAAAAATAAAACGTATGTTACGTTCCACCCCAATACAATCTTATATGCAGTACCGGCTGGCACGGACATGGCCCGGGAAATTAAGGCAGCAAAGATTGGAATCGTGTGGCATACGAGCTACACAGGAAACTCATTCGAAGGAATGAAACAGAGCTTTGGTGTTAATATATCTAAATTTAAGAAATCAAAGAATGTATGGTCTCAAGATGCCATGCTCCGAGATCTAACTCGATATACAATGACACAGAAAGATACCGAAGAAGTGAATGAACATTTGAGAAATGCTGGCGTAATATTCAATAAGATTGCCGGTAATACACTTCGACAGTTAGAAAAAAATAATATTCTTACACAGCTTATTGAACAACATACTAATTCATATGTAAGAGCTCAGGCATTACCACCTGATCCTGCTAAAAGAGTTGATGCTCTTATAAAATTTATTCAACAGAAATATAAAAAAGAAATAGACAAAAGATCTACTGATAAAGGTAAAGATTCACAACGTGTTAAACTTGGTGAGATACTAAATTTCTTTTCAAATAAAAATAAAGCAGCGCTAAAAAATATCTTTGAATTGCAAAAATCTATAATTCTAGCAAAATTAAAACTTATAAATATACTTAATCAGCTGCAGTCTGTCAAGGCTTTTTTGAAAACCAAACGAGGTTTTAGAACAACAGGCCAAGAAGGATATGTAGCTATTGATAAACTTGGTAGTGATGCAGTGAAAATTGTGGACCGTATGGAGTTCTCATACGCAAACTTTTCACCCAATATATTAAAGGGATGGGATAAACCAGGAAGGAACTAACGATGGCAGAAAAACTGCTACGCTTTAAAGATTTGTACACTGTAGAATATCGTCCCGGCGAGGACGAGCTTACAAATTATCGTGCATACAAACGTAAGAGACATATGTACGAAGCAATTAAGATGATTTGTAAAGATTGTGGTTGCGAACAGAATAATGCAACACCGGGTTGTGATTGTCCTAACGACAATTCAGGTGGTCCTCACTTTGCACCTCAAAACGACGATGGCAAATCTACTGTAGAAGCACTTACCCTCCAACAACGGATGGCCAAAGCCCGACAACTTAAAAGAATGAAAGCCAAGATTAAAATTGGCCGAGAACGTGCTAAGCGTAAAATGGCTGATAAGAAAAAGCTTGAAGGTAGAGCTCGTAAACAGGCTCGTACCTTTATTCTTAAAAAACTTACCAAAGGTAAGAACAAAAGTGAATTATCATTTGCACGTAGAGCAGAACTAGAAAAACGTATGAATGCTCCGGCTGTGAAGAAGAGAATTAATATGTTGGCTAAACGAATGTTTAAGGATGTTCGTAAAAAAGAAGTTGAGAGAAAAAAAGGTTAATGAGTTATTCGTTCAAAACTTTTCTAGCTGAAGAAGAGAAGCGAGTTTATTTTACTTTTGGTAGAATGAATCCGCCTACTATTGGTCATGGTAAATTACTAGAAAAGCTAGCAACACTGGCCGGAAAGAATCAATATAGAGTTTATCTGTCTCAATCACAGGACAAAAAAGATAATCCATTGATCTATAACGATAAGATAAAAATTGCAAGAAAAATGTTTCCTCGTTATGCACGGCGAATAATGTTGAATAAGAAAGTTAAGACAGTATTCGATGCTTTACAATCATTGTATGATGAAGGTTTTGTTAATGTAGTTATGGTTGTAGGTTCTGACCGAGTTCAAGAATTTGATATTCTAATTAAAAAGTATAATGGCAAAAAAGCTAAACACGGCCTATATAACTTTCGTAAGATAGATGTTGTTTCAGCTGGTCAAAGAGATCCAGATGCAAAAGGTGCTGAAGGTGCATCTGCTACAAAACAGCGTGATGCTGCTAGAGCGAATGACTTTACTGCATTTAGCCAAGGACTACCAAGAGCTGTCAATAACTTTGATGCTAAGAAGATCTTCAATAGTGTCCGTAAAGGTATGGGACTCAAAGAACAAAAAGAATTCAAAAATCATATAAAATTAGAACCAGTGAATGAAACAAGAGAATCTTATGTAAGTGGCGAACTATACAAAGTAGGTGATCAAGTAATTATCAAAGACACCGAAGAAATCGCTGAAGTAAAAGTATGTGGTGCAAACTACGTTATTGTAGAAACAATCAATGGACAATACAGAAAATGGTTGGAGGCTATTGAACCTATGGATGAATCACTATGGGCAAATATACGCGCACGGCGTGCTGCGGGTAAACCAAAGAAAAAACCCGGGCAAAAAGGTTATCCTAAAACTCTTGATATTGAAGCAACGAGTTCACCGCAAGATCCAGATATTAAAGATCGTAAGGGTACACAGCCAAGAGCTTATCATGCAGGCATAAAGAAAGTTTCGACAAAGAAAGCAAGGGATGCACAGTTTAAACGTCAATCAAAAATGAGAGATGATGATCCTTCTGCTTATAAACCAGCACCCGGTGATGCAACTGCCAAGACAAAGCCGAGTAAACATACATTGAAATTCAGGCAGATGTATGGAGAAAAAGTTAATATCACATTGGCAAAGAAAAGAATTAAGAGAGAAAAAGAAGTTGATAGAATAAAGCATGATCGAATGATGGATCGTGCACGTACTAGAGACACTCAGGCAAAGAACAAGGAAACGAAATGATTAGATTCGCACAATTTATTTCAGAGGATGCTTCCAAGGGACTAGCAGCTAAAGCAAAAAAGTCTGGTATCTCTATAGGAACATTACGTAAAGTTTATAATCGAGGCATGGCTGCTTGGAAGACCGGACATAGACCCGGCACAACACCACAGCAATGGGGCATGGCTCGAGTCAATTCATATATCACAAAAGGCAAGGGTACCTATTACGGTGCGGATTCCGATCTTAGCGGTAAGGGAAAGAAAAAGAAATGAAGACGTTCGATCAAATAAGAGAAGGATATGTTTCCATGGCTCAACAGCGTGCTGTATGGGCTACTCGTAAAGACGGCGGTAAAGGACATCCGGACAATAAAAGAAAAAAGAAGAAATCTAAAAAAGAGGATGTATCTGAGGTCAAGTCTGCTGATAAGAAACCTGAAAAGTATACTGGGCCTGATGGTAAAACAAAAGTCCGTATGGTTCCATCTGTCAAAGAACAAGATTCAGATGCTGTAAAAGCATTCCTCGCTAAAGGTGGAAAGATCAAAAAGTTACCACCAGCTAAAGCACAAGGTTATCACGGACGAGATGATCCGGGTAAAGATATGCATGGTGTAATGGACAGGCCTGATACAAAACGTATGGGTACTCGTAAGAAAGTCAAGTCAATGGGTGAGGCCTCTGAAGACATGATTATTCGATCTAAGAAACCCACATCAACACTGCGTAGAAGTGCTGCGAGTCGTCCAGCAGGCGTAAGAGATGGTGTAAATGAAATCTCAAAAGGAATGGCTGGTCGTTACTTAAAGAAAGTTCCTGCGAGTGCCGCTGATGCTGGAAGAAAATCAGCCGGTACTACTGGCATTGGTCAGGACGATCAAAAGAAAAATGTAGAAAAA